CACCATGGTAAGGCCTAAAACGGCCGCCACAATGTATTTTTTCATAAAATTAGTTACGCACAGATAATAGTAAGCGTGACAGTAATGGACTATTACCCAAGTACTACCATTTGAATAATCAAATGTCAATACACAATAAAGCCCAATACTAAAAATCCTGGAAGACCTTGCAAGTGAACCAAGACCCTAGTATCGGGCTGTATTGTTGCAAGGTCTGGTATTTATTTGTCCTTTTATTGTACTTTTTATTTCATCCAATACGCTAGTGGATAACTTCACTCCCACTGGCCTATTTTCCATACTTTATCAGTGGATATAATGCACATACCATCTCGTCAGCAGGCTGTGCAAGGTTTTCCTGTTAATCGTTTTTACACGAAAGCGGAGTCTGATGCAAAATTCGCCCTTAAAGGTTCTGGTGGGGGAGGCATCACGTCTATTAACGGGGACACTACTGCCGATCAAGTTCTTTCTACCGGATCATCAGGTACGGATTTTAATATAGATAGTTCTTCAACTCCCGGGACGAGCGTATTTAACATTCCAGATGCATCCGCAACTGCTCGGGGTCTTATTACGACAGCAGCACAGACTATCGCTGGGCTTAAAACACTTGCTCCAACTGGTTCAGCAGGCGCAGGAGGTCAGGATTATGGTCTTAAGCTTACCCCTGTCTACTCTCAGACATCAACCGCCGCAGCGACAGATTTTCTCCTTGATCGTACGGGTACTGTCGGTAGTGGTAATCAATTCTTTGCAGATTGGAAGGATCATGGAACATCAAAGTTTCAAGTATCTTCCGCAGGTAGTATTTCAATCACCGGAGGCTTGTTCACAGGCCTCAATGGAGCAAGCGATGGCCGCATAACCTTTGGCTCAACAGGAGGCGGATTCATGCGAATCATAGCGCCGACTGGTGGTTTCTCACCAAGCTATGACTGGACATTACCTTCTGCTCAAGGAGGGTCAGGTAAGTTCCTTAAAAATGACGGATCGGGAGGCCTATCGTGGGACACACCAAGCGGCGGTGGAGGCATGAATCGAAGTATCAATAGTATTTCTGCAGATACGACAGCCGGGGCTACGGCAGCTACCGATTATATATATCTGGTAACTGGTACTCATACGCTCACACTTCCTACAGCAGTAGGGAATACGAATTTGTATACGGTAAAGAACGTGGGTACTGGCACAGTAACTATCGCTACGACATCGGCACAGACAATAGACGGAAGTTCGTCCGCTTCCTTAGCAGTTCAATACACGTCGCTTGATCTTATTTCAGACGGTAGTAATTGGAACGTAATTTAATCAATAATCTATGGCATATTACCCAAACAATCCAAACGGTCAGGCAGCGATGGCAGACAGCGCACCAGTTGTCATTGCTTCTGACCAAGCTTCGTTCCCTGTGACCATTGCCGCAGGTTCTGCGGTTATAGGTCATGTAATAACTGATTCAGGTTCTGTTGCTGCAGTCACAGGAACCGTCACCGCAAATGCAGGAACGAACCTCAATACATCGCTTCTCGCACTCGAATCGGGCGGGAATCTTGCTTCTGTTGCGACAAACACCACAAATATCCCGAACGTAATTGGCACAGCAGCTTCTGCGATCCCTTCAAAACTTCTCCAAATAGGCGGTAGTGACGGAACGAATGCACGAGCAATCAAAACGAATACTTCCGGTCAGATGGATATTCGTCCACTAACATCTTCGGATAATGTAACGATTGCAAACTCGACTCTCGCAGTTACTCAATCAGGAAACTGGAGTGTGAGAAATCAAGACGGTGCTGGTAATGCTCTGACAACGAACAGTACTACATATACTGCAAAATTTGCTCTTGATACGAACCTACTCGGAACACTCGGAACAGCATTTTCCACCGCAGGAAAAGTTGACGTGAAAGGTGCAGATGGAGATGTTTTTGTCCGTCAGGCAACCGCATCAAACTTGAACGCTACAGTCGTCGGTACGGGTACATTCGCTGTGCAGGCAACTCTCTCTGCTGAAACCACAAAGGTTATTGGTACGGTGCGAAATCTGGGTAATGCAGGTGCAGTCTTTGACGGAGTGAACACGGCCGCTACAGCCCCCGCAAACGGCATACTCGGCCTTGGACTCTATAACTCAACTGAACCTTCTCCGACGACAGGACAATCTGTAGGCATTCAGCTCGATTCAAAGGGCAGACAGCGCATGGTTCTTATGGACGCTGCGGGCAACACAAGAGGATTAAACATTGATTCCAACAATAACGCAGGTGTGGTGCTCCAAACTCAAACCGATACCGTGATGGTCGGTGGCGTGAACATCAAGGAAATCAATGCTGTTACTCCTCTCATGGGAAATGGCGCGACTGGTACAGGTTCACAGCGTGTGACTATCGCAAACGACAACACGGGTATTGCTAACTGGGGCCAGGGGGCGACAGGTTCAGCCGTACCTTCAGGTGCTGAATATCAAGGTCTTATCGCAAAAACTGCGAACCCCTCTGCTGCAACTGATGGAAATATGGTTGGTGCAATGGGAGATAAAATCGGCCGTCAGGTGTCAGTAATTGGCCAGGTGCGTCAGCTTATTACGACTCAGACTACAACTATTACTGCTTCTACTTCTGAAACAACGGTATTCACGGCAGTGGCGTCTACCTTCCTTGATCTCACGGCCATTGCAGTAGCGAATACATCTGCAACAGCGACCCGTGTGGACTTCCGAGACACGACGGCAGGTTCTGTGCTGTTCTCGATCTACGTACCTGCAGGTGACACGCGCGGTATCGTGTTTACGCGTCCATTCCCGCAGACGACAGTTAATACCAACTGGACTGCGCAGTCGAGCGCATCCGTAACAGACCTGCGTATCTTTATGCAGGCCGAAAAGAATATCTAACATGACTACAGACTTAACAACAGGTTCAGACGTGAGTATTGGTGTCGATTACGCAGAGACGGCAGAGGATTCGATTGTGACAATTCCGAAGGCTACGATTCCGACACAGACAACGGAAACCGAAATTATCCCGCTTCGGGAGGTGATTGCGCGCAAAGATGCGGCATCTGCCCAGAAAGCTTACTGGACTTCCGTAGAAGCCTATTACGCAGACATTGAGACCACGATTACAGATAACACACCAGAATAATGGAGAAGTTTGACCAGAAGTATTTTGAAGACATATGGGGCACAGTACATCGTCACGATTACTGTGCAGATCGTGCGCGTATGCTCATCGAAAAATATGGACGGGTCAGATTTCTCGACATTGGTACTGGTTGCGGGTATCTCGTGAAGTGTTTGCGTGATATGGGCGCAGAAGCCTATGGCATGGATATATCACTATATGCGGTTGAAAACTCACATGGCAACGTAGTGCTCGGTGATGTGTGCAATATCCCGTTTAAAGACGATTCATTCGATGTCGTTCATTCATCGGGCCTTTTGGAATATGTGAAAGAAGACATGGTAGATACAGCAATCAATGAATGCTATCGAGTGGGCAAAATCCAAGACCATAATATCGACCACGACAAAACAGACTGGCAACCCGAATATAAATACGAAACATGGAAGCCGATTGAGTGGTGGAACGACAAACTAAAAAAACCAAAAAAAGTATTGGTCACTTGTCCAACCTATGAAGGTAAGGAGTATTGCTTCCAGGAATGGATAGACAATGTGAAAAATCTCACCTATCCAAACTACGACATTCTCGTAGTGGATAATTCGCCGACTGACGCCTATGTAAAAAAATATGGCGATCAAGTGCCGATGGTGCATATTGATTTCACTGGACAAAAAGACCACCCGACATACCGCATGTGCAAAAGCATGGCATATGCACGCGGTGTCTTTTTGAAAGGGGAGTACACCCACTGGATGAACATTGAGGCGGATAATATCCCGCCTAAAGATGTCATTGAAACAATGATGAAATATGGGGTTGATGCCGACTGGGTTGCCCACGCTTACTTTATTGATGGTAAGGGCGGCAATCTCGAACAGGGAATCGGATGCAGTCTACTCTCACGAAAACTCATTGAGGATTTTGATATGAACGATGACACGATTTTTGATGACAGTCCCGATGCCGAAATGTGGAATTGGGTACAGCAGAAAGGGATTTATAAGACGGTTGAGCTTTGGTACATCATGGACGTGAAGCATAAAAAATAATGGCTCTTTCAATACGACAAGAAATAAATATCCTTGATCGCGTCCTCTCTGCGGCCGGAGGTTCTTCTGCTACTTCGAGTGAAGCCGTGCTCCTTGATCTCACAAAGTTTGTGAATCCGACTTGTTATTTTGAGGTAGTGGCAGATTCTACTGTAAGCATTTCATTCAATGTTACTTTGCGTCGTTCCGGCACATCAACAGACGACGCAACCTGTAACGTACCACTTCTAACTACGGCATATACCTTGATACGTTCTTCATCGTTTGTTCCGCCAATTGGAAACCAAGAATACGTTGTTTTTATTGATAACACCGCAGGTGCAACAAAGAATGTGAAAGCGGCTCGCATAGTCGTCATTGACGCTCCGGCAACAAGCGGAGCTTTTGCTTCGACTGAAACACAGATCGAACTGTGTGGCACAGGAGCAAGCACTACGACAGGTACTACATCAACTCCGGTAACCAATCCGAAATACTGGAAATATACATCGGCTAACTGGCCTACAAATCTTCTGGTTCAATTTGAAGCTACCCTTGCAGCAGGTAACACAAAATCTGGTACCACGGCACGCCTCCAAGTGGCTGACGGAACGGGTGATGGATTCACTGGATGGACTGACGTATCTGGCTCTGATGTTACAACTACCTCGACAACACCTGGTCGTGTTAGAAGCTCGGGAACAATAGCTCTCACTGCTGGTAGAAATTACCGTGTAGCATTTTTGACTGGAACATCGAAAAGTGCGGCAACTATTTACAATGCAAAAATCATCATTCAACCGAGTAATATTTCCAATCCAAATGCAAACACAGGTAGCAACTTTATTGTTGGAGTTGGTTCAAGCACTGACCCTGAAAAATTGGCGACTAATTTTCAACCGCAAGCTACAACAACTGTATATGGAGTATACGCATATGTGAAAAATATCGGTTCTCCGACAGACAATATACAGTGTGATATTTTTGCTACGAACGTTTCTGGTCTTCCAACTGGCTCTACTCTAGGAACATCTAATCTTATAGCAGCGAGTGTACTTACTACATCGTATGTATGGACATTTTTCCAATTTGCAAGTCCTGTTTCAGTCACCTCGGGAACAATATATTCATTTGTTTTATCTCGTACGGGCACGGTAGACCATACTAACTGCTTCTCGGTTTCAATCGCGTCTTCACCACTTCAATATGGAGCAGGAGGAGGTTCACAAAGTTTGAGTAGTGTATGGTCTGCTCTTTCAGGTAGTAACGCGATTACTTCAACAGTGGTTTTTGCGGCCATTTCAAATCTCGAACCTCAATATCTTCTTTTGAATACTATCGCTGGAGCTGGTACTGGCCTTCAAACATATCTCACCAAATGGGATTCAAGTGAATGGTCTGGTGTGACTAACACTTATAAACATGCGGCTGATGCGGCCAACAACTCAACGTCGGTCATCGAACTTGACACGGCTGGCGGAACGCAAGTCACTGGCTCGGTAGTGACCTCACCGGACAATGAGGGTATTTCATCTGCTCTCACCATGCCGTCAAACGGCAACCTCGATCTCAAGGTCACGACGAATAACGGTGACGTGTACTCCTCCAAGATTCTTGTTGCGATGGTTGTAAACACAATCGCTCAAATAGGAGGTATCGGAGGGTATGGAATGTCGATGATGGGGTGTGGAGCATTATAAATAACGAAAAATATATGAACGGAAAAAATATACAACCGGTGAAGGCAAAGTTCAGCGATCCGACAAATAGCAATCTTCTTGTCGTGCAAATTGCGTTCGACAATCTTATCGACCATTGCTCACTCTACTGGGAAATGGCGACAGCAGACGAAGAAAATTCTTATGTGAATGCGAATGGAAACGTCGTCATTAAAGGCTCTGATTACACCAACTGGGATGGCAATAACGAATTTCCGTATACCTTCACTGCAGACCAACTCGGATTAACAATCATTACGTAAACACAAGTATTGAAAGATCTTGCCATGAACCCCGAAGAATCAAAACAACCAATATCAAACGAACTTTTTTACACAGCCATGAAAAACATGCATGACCGATCAAACGACTTGCACGATTCTTTGGTGCGCGTGGAAGAGAAGATAGACAAGGTGTTAGTCCAGGCAACAAAAACAAACGGCCGGGTAACAAACCTAGAGGACTGGAGCGCAAACGTAAAAAAGATAGTCGAGACAAATAGCGACAGTATCAGTGGACTGAAAGGGGATAGGAAATGGATGATCGGGGCCGCCGCAGCACTCACCCTCACTGGCTGGTTTGCTCTTAAAAGCATCGTCGCGGATTCAATACAGTCGGCAAATAATCAGTTAGTAACCACCACCCCACTACGATGACCCACGACGAACGACTAGAACAACGAGCATTCTACATGGCCAGGGTGACCGCACACTACGACACTCCGAGATTACGCAGAGAAGCCCGCAGAAAGTTCAATAAGGAATTTCCCTGCACCTGTCCTGAATGCTCAAAGCCCTTTATAGAAAAACTCTTTGAATGGCCCGCAAAATTACTAGGTAATTTTTTAGAAAAGATATGCAAATAAAAGAACAATTCCTACCAGTTCCCAGTCTTAGGCGCTCAGGCGAAAAGCTTGACCCCGTTCAGTTCATAGTCGCCCATGACACGGGCGGCATAGACGGTACGGCCGCAAATAACGTGAATTGGTACACAAAGACCGCCCAAACAGAAGAGAGCCACGCTGGCGTTCATTTCTTCGTAGATGACCAGGAGGTGATTGCATGCATCCCCGAGGACGAGAAAGCATTCAGCGTCCGCTATAACGCAGGCATCGCTCCGAACGTCGCTCCGCACTTCATGAATGACTGCGCTATCTCTATAGAACTCTGCTATTTCATGGACACGTCCCGCACACAGAAGTCCTACGACAACTACACCGAACTCATGGCAGAACTCTGTAAAAAGTACTCCCTCGATCCCCACACAGCCCTTGTGGCGCACTCCCATCTCGACCCCTCGCGCCGCACAGACCCCGAAAATGCTTTCTCCACTATTGGGAAAGATTGGGAACAATTCTTAGTCGATGTTTCCAATAAATTAACAGCATTAAAAAATAATATGGATAACACAGAGACAGCAAAGACAATTCTTGTTAAGAGCATCTCGGTCACTTTTGACGTCGTATCGAACGGCGAAACGCTCCAGTCGGGCGCAACCGTTCCGGTAACCGTCACCCCGGAGCTTTGCGCAGCCCTCAAGCTTGAGGACGCAGGACTCATCGAGGGAGGCTATAACGTAGACGTAGAGGCAGCATAATATGTCCACTACTCTCGTCGTAGTCTCGGGCTTCTTCCTCGCAATCCTCACGCAGTTCATTAAAGGGACTGTGTACCCAAAGTGGGGAGCGACCGGCGTGCATGTGATGATGTTCATTCTCGCAGCACTCTACGCCTCAATCCTTGCATCATTTTCCGCAGTTCCGCATCTCAAAATCATCTTTGACCACGCAGTCGGTATCCTCGCTACGGCGATCACCGCATACGAAACGTTGCTTTCAAAGATTGGTTTTTCTGGTTCCACTGGCCCGGCACCGATCGCCGGATAGCTTGATAGAACCGCTCAGTAATGGGCGGTTCCATTCAGGTTACGCCTGGCATTCATTCACAATTTAAAATCTAGCCTATGCTGACGCTCATTGTCATATTCGTACTCATCAAGATGGGTATAGACCAACGAAAAGAAGAAAAACCCGCCGAAGTCGCAGACTACGACGACTGGCACAACGAACAAACTCATTAAAAACTAAAAACATGGCACGGAAACAGAATCAATTTTGCACTAATTGCCTTCAAGAAGCCCCAGGAATGGGCGTACTTGAATCACAGACGGACAGCACCCAGACATGGCACTGGACATGCGGGAACTGCAATGTAGTTTCGGATGTCGTAACAGTCAAAAGAAAGCCAGTACTGGTAAAGCGACGTTCGACACGGAAAAGATAGTGGCTCGGGCAACGCTACCTTAGGCCAACGCTGGAAAAATATGATTGTGTACAATCTTTCAGCACAAGCCCCCAGGGTGAACTGGGGGCTTTTTGTTACGCTTGCATATATGTAAAGTTTAGTGTAGGTTATCCACACCTATTTAATATAAAAAAAGGTATACTTTAAACAGAAAAAACACCCCTAGGAGGAGGTATTAAATGAGATTCAGGATTTTCGCGAATGAGACTGTACATGTCTCTGAGCGTGCGGGCCGCTATAGATGCTCATAACATCTAACGCTCGTATTAGATACAACCCCTGACTTTCACCTAACGCCCCCATCATAGGGGTGTTTTCTTTTTCCAAAAAATAAAACCCGTACCGAATCTGGCATAGGCGCTCTCCCTTTCAGGAATGCACCGAATGGCGCATGGTTTTTTATTCCTACGCCAGATTCGAAACAGGTTGCTGTTTCGGAAGAGCTTTATGAGGGAACCACCCCTGTTTTTTAAACTATGGTATAATCATAAGCGAGACATTAAAATAATGCAAGTGTTTTGAGTGCAGGCATGCCGAATAGTCGTTAGACCGTATGTCTTGAGGGGAATATCGGGGAGTTCAAGCACCTATTGCAGCCCGAGGCAAACCTTTCAAGAATCATAAGTGATGGTGACAAGCAGCGCGGTCTTAAAAGTAACGGTCTTGTCTGGAATCTTATTAATCTCTTTAATGGGACGGTGGCCTACAGCCGAAAGTAAGTAGAGGGAAAAGTGGAGAGGGAAGTTCCATATGGCTCTCCTTGCAAGGTGGAAACGGGAATCCTTGTTGCCTGCACTCAGAACGCAATCGCTTGACAGGTTTGGCAAATAAGCATAGATTGCCCGTCTACAAGTTAATACCCATCACTGTGGTCTTACCAGTGGTATACTCTATAAGCACAGAGCAGGAGCCTGTGTACGAGCCTGCCGCGTAAGACCCGGCGGGTTTTCGTTTATGTGGTTTCAAAAATCAGACCTAAAAAAGAAGATAATCAAATACGACCGAGACAAGGATATCCTCCTAGAATTCGCCAGAAGCGTCCACAAGCCCCGTATAGAGGAGATAACCCTAGAAGACGTGAAAAGCTACTATACGGCCCTTATAGCCCCTAAAAACGCCCTCCATGAGCGCAATAGGCACATGCACGCCGTCCGTCAGTTCTTTAAATACTACCGTGGTGAAAATGTTTTAAAATGGCAGTCTGTCACAAATGACCCCTTGAAATTCGTTGAGGATATTGATATGATAGAGGACATGCCAAAAGTAATAGAAGAGAAGCGAGGCGTCGGCCGCCCAAGGGATTTAGCCAATATTAGAAAGGTCGTAGCACTGAGAAAGGAGGGACTGACATTCAGGCAGATCGCCCAAGTGCTCAAAAAAGACCCATCGCAGATATTCGTTTGGTGGACAAATCACAAGAAATGGCTAAGTTGAGGTTATCCACAGGTACAGACTTGTGTTGAGGAAATTAGAAAGGGTATACTAGGTGAGGAGAAGAAGTACGGCTAGTTTTCTGATAACTGAATACATCGCGCACAACACACTCCACAGGAGACAGGGCGCGAGAGAGTAGCAAGATTCAGGTGTGGCGGAATAGGTAGACGCTTAGCGGTGGTAAGAACAGTAGGGGCTCACCTCCATCTCTTCAAAATCTGTTCATGCAAGGTGACTATACGAGTAAAAACACGCTGACCAGCAGGGAGTACGAGCTGGTTTTGATACTCCCACTCGTCAAATCCTTGCCACCTGAAATTTGCTACTCTCAAACTGCTTCATCAAAAAGTAGCCGATAGTCGGAAAGGACAGTTTGTATGGTGTTCAATTACGGGGATAGGCCCCGCTTTAGAAAAAAATGGAACGTCGCACAATATACCTTGACAGTATTAAAAAAATATTGCCAACTGACACCTCTCCCATTATAGATTAGTTTATCAATTTATAAATTTATCGACTACTCCCATTCGGGAGTTTTTTTGATGGCAGTCGCGAGAGAAAGTTTAAACCCTGCATCGAACAATCAAGCAGGGCTATCTATGGGGGAATACAGAAACCGAGGATATGGAGTCATTCTCCAAGGATTCGGGGAGAACAATGGTGCACCAGACGTTCTTCATTCCCCACAGGTAGCTCTATCACTCGATGTCCCGACAGTAGGCAAACGGACTTTCTTTCACGACTGCGTCATGCAGTGGATTGGTGGAGGGGGAAGAAGCTACGAATTATTTGTATTACCGCCAAAGGTATCGGTAGCTACTCCTGGTAACAGGAAGCGGATAGACAAATAAATCTTCCTCCACAAGTCCATTGCAGAGCAGTGGTCGAATTACTAACTAAGAGGACTACTAAATAAATATGAAAGAATTGCTATGTAAAATTTGCGGTGATTATTTTCGATTACGTTTCGGCGATGATACTAGTCGAAAAATTTGTCATATGTGCGAGTTAGAACTCGAAGAAAATAAACAATTATGAATTACACACAAACCTGGGGTCAAAGAAAAAGAGAAGAATGGCGCGAAGCAAGAAAGCAGAACTTCAAAGAAGGACTTGCTTTGGCCGCTCTCATAGCAGTGTGCTTGGTCGCGTTCGCAAATTAACCTTAGCGATTTTCAAAGGCGGCTTCTTTTAGCTAAGGGCCGCCCCTGAAAGAAAGAATTATATGGAAATACCAGCAACGTCTTCGGACGAAATGGAGGAGATAACATCTCATACCATACCCGAAGACCCGTATGCTCTAACAAAATGTTCCTCTTGCAGGCGTCCGCTCCACAGAACGGACAGCAAGAAAATCGGTACCTGTTGTGCGTGCCGCGGCGAATCGTTCACTGACAATAACAAGAATTACCGCTTCGGTGACGACTTTCGAGAAGACGAATACAACCTTAAAAGGAATAATCCTCGCTACTAGCATGAAAGAAATAAATTACTTCGACACTCCGTATTCCCGCAGAAAGGGTGGCGCAGGGATGGCCGACTTCATGAAAGGTGTTCTCAATGATCGTGCTAAAGATCGAGAACACATCGTACAGACACTGAAAAACACAAAAAATAAGTTTATACCGTTACAAGAATTAACTATAAAAACAAATGAAAAACATAGCTAAATCACTCGCAAAATTCCATGAACTCATGGGAAACGTTGCAAAAGACGCAGACAACCCGTTCTTCAAAAGCAAGTATGCTCCGCTTGAGAATATCTTGCCTGCTATTAAAGGCCCGCTTAAAGAAGCAGGACTTGTGTTTTTTCAAGCTCCGACATTTCTAAGTGAAGATAAGCCTGCCCTTGGCACTATACTCATTGACATCGAAAGCGGAGAAGAAATCAAAACAGTTGCCCCGCTCATTCTCGCCAAGCAAGACCCCCAAGGTGTAGGTTCGGCAATCACTTACATGCGCCGCTACGCTCTTGTATCTATCCTCGGCCTGAATTGTGACGAAGACGACGATGGTAATGCCGCAAAGAAACACGACGAACCCTCTGTACAGATCGGCGAAACCACTACCAAACCATCTAACCGCAGAATCTAATGGAAAAAATATTTGCAGACGGATTGATTTGGCAAGACCCTCACGAGAAAGCACCTGACTTCATTAAAGGATCGCTTGTAATCAATGCCGAACGTTTTAACGACTTCCTGAAGAACAACATGCAGTACGCATCTGCAAAAGGCTGGCTCAAAGTGACCATGAAAGAATCCAAAGGAAAGACTATCTACTTTGAACTGGACACCTACAAGCCCGCCCCGAAAGAAACACCCCAGACCACTACGACAAGCGTGCAGCCTGACGGAAGCGACCCGATAGACGTAAACAATATCCCTTTCTAACAACGTATGTATGAAATGGTTTAAACATGAGTCCGACGCTCATATGAACCTAAAGCTCCAGGCCGTGATCGAAAGATACGGCCTGGAAGCGTATGGGTACTACTGGGCGCTCGTCGAATTGGTCGCAAAGGAGGGCAAAAACTACATGATCTCATCAGACAAGGAATGGCACATATATTTCTCAAAATTCTTAAATATCGAAACATCGAAGCAAAAAAAGTATCTTGCATACCTTGCAGAAAAATCCTTGATAAACAAGGATGAATTGCTTAAAGGGAATCTCTATATCCCTAAACTGGAAGAGCGTTGTGATGAATATACAGAGAAAGTCCGGAGAAGGTCGGGACATGGTACGGACAATGTCGGCCTAGAAGAGAATAGAACAGAAGAGAATAGAACAGATAACAAGAGAACATACGGCGAACTTAAAAAAGTTCGCTTGACGGACGAGGAGTTTAAAAAGCTTAACGAAAAACTAGGGGAGAAGAATACTAGTTTCCTCATAGGCGAATTGGATGAGTACGTAGCTTCAAAGGGTAAACGCTATCCAAGCCACTACGCCACAATCCTAAACTGGGCCCGTCGAAAGATACAAGAGCATAACAAGCCGAAAGGCAAAGCAATCGTATGAGATTCTACAAAGTCTACCTTTCCGTATCAAAAGTGGACATCGAACTTGACCAAGAGGATTTTGAGAAGCTGTCCCAAAACATCCAAAGCGGTAATCTTATCAAAGTAAAACAGGCGATCATAAATCCTTCTTTTGTTGTCGCAATCGTCCCGTTCGAGAAAGAAGCTCCTAAAAAAGTCACCGGATATGTGAAAGACGGAAAATTTATTGTAACAGAAGAAAAGACCGCCACACTGCCTGACGCTTTCGCAGAGGAATCTAAACTCTTAGCAGATAAGTTCAAAGTAAAACCATGAGCGCAAATAATTTCCTTATGGTATCAAAACTGATTGACGAAGGCTTGGGCTATGCCGTTGACGAGCGCGATATAGAGACTGGGGAAATAATCGGAATCGTCGGTCAGAGAAAGACATTAAAATCAGCGATTTATCTAGCACAGGAATACCAGAATGAAAATGAGGTCGAGTATGGTATCCAATTCGATATATGAAAATATCAGCAAATTGCATATGCGACCTTGAAGGAGACTTTGATGTTGCTTGTCCTTTTCACGGTCAAGAAGCCATGTGGAATAAAACAGGATATTATGCGCCGCCAAAATGCCAAACATGCGGAGACTCAAAATATGCTCGGCAAAATAATAAAAAGTTTCCTGTTATCAGGTGTCCATTCTGTACATAAAATGAATCTATTAGACGAAAACCTAAATAAAAAGATTGAAAATTTGGCAAAAAGAAAAGCCGAACAATCTTCATCGAAGAAAAAAATTACTGACGCGGAGTACCTAGAGAGAATTAAAAACAAAGACAATACTAAAAACTTTTACGCACAAGGATTTGACCCGAATGATAACTAAAAGTCGATTTAGTTTCCGAATGTGAAGAAATAGTAACTAACGTGCAGAAATGTGGGGTAGTGCTTGTATGTCTCCTGCTGAAAGCCCACAGAGGACACATAAGTATCTTGTATCTTACGCCCACCAAGGAATACAAGCATTTTGTACCGCCTGTACCACGAGTACAAACAGCGACGCGGCGCAATAAAATCCCGACCGAGTACCCCACATTCCTGCACGGTAGATTCATTAATAACTAACAGGGGGCGAGTGCTGTGCGGAGGTTCGTCTAAAGGCGATTAATCGCTAGCAAGGACGTTGGGCGCGCGGGTAACATAGACCCATCATGAAAGAGTAATGCCTTTCACCTCCGCGCAATGCTCGCTCTCTAAATAACTCTATGACAGAAGAAATTCATGCTGGTTGTGGTGGAGTGATTGTCTCGATTGTTAAAACATCTTATCCGCCAATTGCTTGCAAAAAGTGCTCAAAATGCGGCGCAGAAACTTGCGAGCCGCGCCAAGAAATAAAGCAAGTTGAAGTAACTCTATGAAACAAAAACCAATCATATGCTGGGCGGTGATGTATAAGTCCCAAGATAGCAAAGAGCAATACTTTCCGACCTTGTTTAAATCAAGAAGTGACGCACGAAAATGGGCGACAGGTGTGTCACATAAAGGCACTGTCCACAAGGTAAAGATAGTCCCGATCAAGAAGTAGGACATGAAATATTTAGTAAATGGTGTATTGCTAATAATTTATTGGGTCATCACTTTAATTCTTGTTGTTACATTAATAGGGTTGTTTGTTGTATCGGAAACTGAATGGCTAGATATTGGTGGTTACTTAGTAAACAACTTGAAATAGACAATGAAAGAAATATCTCTTACCGCACGGATCAAGAGATACTTTCAAGCACACCCGAATGACTGGATAAACGGCGGCGCAATCGAAGAAATGGCTATGAAAGTAGTCCGTGCTAACGGTGCGCATTACAAGGCATCACACGCATCAAGAAGGCTGCGCGAAGCAGAAAGCGGCATAGGTTCCAACGGAAAGCCATGCGAGAAGTTTCTTATAAACAAGATAGAAAACGGCTCCGTCTGGTACAAATATTTGCCCACTGAAAAAATCATTACTAACTATCACTTCTCCGACGGCAAGATGATTGCCAGAGAGGAGAAAGTCTATGGGTAAAATCCTATTCTGGCTTTTCGTCGGAATCATTGCTTTACTCTCCGTCATTCACATCCTCCGCGAACTACTGACCAAAGATGCCCTGAAGAAGATACACTGCGAGATTAAAAACCCACCATTGAAACATAATGAGCGAAGCATTACGAAGAAGTAAAATGGCAAAAGCACAAGTGCAATTCTCAAAGGATAATGAATATTACACGCCTAAATCTTTTGTAGATAGGTTCGGAACATTCGATTATGATCCTGCAACCACAAAAGAAAAGGCAGAGGAGTTTGGTATTGATGAGTATGACACGGTCGAGACGAACGGCCTCACGAAAGATTGGACTGTGTATAAACGTATATGGATAAATCCGCCATTCACTCGCAAGCATGAGTTTCTACAAAAAGCATGGGACACATACCAGAAAGCAAAAAATGAGATCTATATCCTATTTCCGATTGAGTTTGTAACCACAGCACGGTTCCATAATTCCGTTGGAGGGGGTCGGCTCTATATCCCTAACGGCAGAATTAACTTCGAGAGCGGACTTGGAAAAAAAGGAAAATCACCAGCGTTCGGAAGTGTCGTAATGAAATTACAAGATAAATGGGAAATTGAATTAATTGAAAAATGAGCACAAAAATCACACTGCCAGCGATCCTCAATCCCATATCCCGACGGAAAGACAAGAGTGTAAAACTCTCTCTTGAAACCCGCGAGCTTGGACATGATGAAATCTTGACCCTCATGTCATTAGAGGGAAGCGAGGGATGGATAGCTTTCGCCCCAAACGCCGAACAGTTGGAAATTCCCGACACGCCCGCCGAACTCGATACCAAAAGCCCTTCAGAACGCCTCAAAGCCGTTCTTTTTATTTTGTGGAAGCAACAACAGTCAAAAGGAAAGTACGCCGCCCCATTCGAGACGTTCCGACTAGAACACATGGACAAGATAATCGAGTATGTCAAAAAGAAACTCGACTAAGCTCTGCCTCTACTGCGGCAACAAACTCTACGGCCAGAGATGGAGATACTGTAATTCAATCTGTATGAACGCTGATTATAAAACAACCTATTACCCTAAAAATGGCAGGAAACCAAGGCGTAGAAAAGAAATACACAAAACATGACGAAACAAGTAAAAGATTACATCAAAGCGAATCTTCCTTACTACGGAGCGATTGGGCCATCGAAGGGACGCTATAAGGGGGTCAAAGGCAAGGCATGGGACATCTTGAGTGACTATGTACGCTGTCGGGACTTCTATCTCTACCACGGGGCTTGTATAAGCTCAGGGAGGCGTTTAGGACACTGGAAGGACGGTGACGCGGGGCATTACATCTCAATGGCGGGGCATGGGGCGTATCTAGGCTTCCTGCCTGAAAACATCCATCTCCAAAGCAAGAATGAGAATCAGATAGGGTCAATGGACACAGGCGCACGGTTCCGCGATACGCTTGATGCCCGTTACGGGGAAGGATTTGCCGCCGCGCTCGAACTTGGAAAACAGAAAACCGTCAAAGCGGACGACTGGTACTTTATCCAGCGCATAGAGGATGTGTACGCCCGCTTCAAAGAGCTTAAAAAGGATTATCCATTCGGAGATTTCCCGAAGTATGTATGAAGCACATCCGAGACGTAGACACTGACGACATCGTGCAGCATCCTGGCGGCAACAAATATAAGGTACTATACGCCACCAAATACATCGTCCACCTTTCCGAAAGTTACGACTGGAACCTCGCCCACTACCGCCCCTTCACCCGCCACGAATTGGAAAAGGACAACTGGAAAGTCCTCACAGAGAACGGAAAGACCCCGATGACCAAGAAAGAATTAGAAGAATTGATGCCTAATGTAGAAATTATATGAAACCCTGGTCACTTAAAAGCGCAATACAAAAACAGGTAGACATAGAAGATCGCCACGCCTGGGCAACCTCAAAGACAAAGGTAACTCTGCCGGAATACCAGAAGCCCCAACGCATGAACCTAACCTTATTCTTTAAGAACTCCGTGGAAATGATACGGAACGGAGTGTTAGAATTAAGACCATGAAGCCGTCACAACGTATAAAAGAAATACACCAAAAATTAGTAGAAGAAAATCCTATCGGGGAACTTCTGAATATTGGCGGTGCGTCAGATGCTGCAATAAAAGCAATCAATGTCTACCTCGACGAACAGTATGAGCAAGAGAAGAAATTAGCAGAAAATCCTTATACGCCTGAGTAACTATATGGAAGAACAAAAGAACCAATGCGATGGATGCCAGCGAAAGCTTGAAATAAAAGACGGATTCCACTACAAAGGAAAGAATATCGTTATGGGCTGCACTGCTGATCGCTACACACCAGAAGAAAGACATTGGTGCTCGGACGCTTGTGATAAATGTCGCGGTACTGGCTGCAAAACTTGCAAAGGAAAGGAATGTGACCACGAACGTATATCCTCCCCAGACTCTACGGATGTGGATGAAGTTATAAAAAACTGTATGTATTCTAAGGATATTGACTTCTCGATGTCACTTGAAGATGATTCTGTTATATATCAAAAATCCTATCAGCTTTTCGGAAAAATAAAGAAAGCTCTCATTCGCACCGCCTCCCAAGAGTACAAGAGAGGTAAACAGGAAATGGCAGAAGCACTAATTATAAAAGCAGATTGGGGAAACCAAGATATGATACGCGATGTATGTAATGAATATATTAAATCCAGAGCTAAAGAACTTGGTGTTTCCCTCACTGAATCCGGTCGAAAGGAAGTAGAGCGATGAAAACGATACTCCATTTATGCGCTGATACTGGCTCGGACACGAAACCGTGGCGCGATGCTGGGTACGATGTAATTCTTGTCGGCAGCAAAATTGGAGTAGAGAATTACCATCCGCCCAAAGACGTATATGGCGTGATCGCGAATCCGGTATGCTTGGAGTTCTCGACGGCCCGCTCAAGCGGAAAAGCTCGCAACCCCGAAGCTGGGATGTTTCTAGTAAAGGAATGTCAGCGAATTATTGCAGAATGTAGTCCGAAATTTTGGGTTATAGAAAATCCAGCAAAGGGCGTACTCAAAGATTTTCTAGGCATTCCGACATACGAGTATGAGCCATGGTGGTATGGAAGTCCGTGGACTAAGCGCACGGCATTATGGGGGAAGTTCAAAATCCCGCCCCGCGCGTTTGAAAAATGGGAAGACGTGCCGAAAATACCAAAACTGTATACTCGTCCGGGCAGAGGCAAGCCATCACTCGCATTTATGCATAAAAGCGCGGCGAAACTGATACCAGAGTTCTCGTGTTTTAATCCCGACAGCGATATGGAGTTTCGGTCATTGTGTTCGCAAAAGTTCGCGGAAGCGTTTTATCAAGCTAACAAATAATCCCCCATGCAACACCAAGAAATAAGAGAGAAGTGGAATAAATGCCGTCATTCAATGCGTGCAATGAAAGGATTTACTGTTTGTTGTGTCTATTGCAAAAAATCTCTTGATGAAATGTTTGAAGAAATGCTTGCATATGCCGACATCTGTGTCTCTCAAGCAGTAGCCGAGGAACGGAACCGTATAGCGAAGGAGCTTCTTAATTTACCAAGACAGCAAATGGTATTTCGTCCCAAAGACGACATATCAAAAGAGATGCTTCATCCTGAAACGGTTTTGTTTGAACATGTAAAAAGTTTAGCCGCCCAAATCGTCCGCGGCGACGGTAAATCCAGTCCACTAGAATTAGAAAGTCGCTAATTCTAGTCGAAGTAAAGAATAATGAGGCTTTTGCCTTTATTTTCCAAATGAATTATAATCAATATATGGAAATTGCTGCACGCTATGCTGATATATTCATTCCACTGGCCGTATCGGCAATCGGTGCTCTAATATCTTTTTACGTATATAAAAGCAAGGTTGACCGCCTAGAAACCGACGTAAAAGAAGTAAAGATTGAAATCAGGGAGATAAGGGACAAGGTAATCTCTTGCGAGACATCACTGCGCGAACGTGCCCCGCTTAAAAAAGCTAAAAGCCCCGTCAGTCTCACTGAACGCGGAGACAAAGTGCTTGGAGAAAGCGGCGGCAGGTTCTTCGTGGAAACAAACTATGAAGAACTGAAAAAGAGCGTCGAAGACCAGAATCCGAATAATCCGTACGATATTCAGGAAGTCTCACACAAGGTATCTATGGAGCTTAAGACCGATCCGCGCATCAACACGATCAAAGACTACGCATTCAAAGAGGGACTTGAACTAGACGACATTCTCGACATTATGGGAATCTATCTTAGAGATAAAATCCTGAAAGATCGCAACATCTCTGTTGAAGCGATTGACGGACACACTCCAAAGGCCTAATCAAATAAGTTTCTCACCGACCGTCTCCTCCAGGCGGTCTTTCTTATTCTGGTGCTCATTAACAAGTAAAGAACCTTGCTATGAAAACTATCTACACATACATCTGCAAATGTGGAGAAAAGGTCGAGCGTCTTGTAAAAGTCAAGAACGCACTGTGCTTTGACTGCCGCCGAAAAGCGAATCTGAACTACTACCACATGCGCAAGCAATTAACACCGCTAGTAACAGGTTTAGTAACAGAAAATAATGAACAATTACCAAAAAAATATTACGATTAAAGCATATATGGACAAACAACAGTCTTTTAATCTTATCAAAAATGCACTCATCGAAGCTCAAAAGGCAGGTGTATTTCTGCTTGGAGATGCAGCGAATATAGTATCTGCCTTAAACATTCTCGAAGGAGAGTTATTTGAGCATATTGAGACAACTGAAACTAATGAAGAAGTTAAGGAGACTTAACTAAACTGCAATGCGTTCTCTCACTGATAAACAAATTGGAGAGATACGGGAACTATACGGATCGGGACTGTATAGCAAGAAAGAATTGGCCGAAATGTATAGTTGTCACCAGACCACTATCGCCTTGTGGCTTCCTGAACAGTCAGAGTACCGAGAAATTAAAATCCACTCTCACCGTGTAAGAAAGACGATTTGTGTTAAATGTGGGACATCAATTAAAACCCATCCGCGCTGTCCACTATGCACGATATTACTCCATAACATCGAATGTGACTGTACATGATAAAGAAAGTCTACAAAATTGGTCAAGATGCCCGTAAAGCCGTCGTAAAAGGCTTAAATTTCGCTGCAGACGCGGTTATTCTTACACAAGGCCCTTCGGGGCGTAATGCCATATTAGGCCGCCAATATCAGCTTGCAGAGCTTACTAACGACGGGAAGACAATCGCTGAGGATATATACCTTGACGATGAAATCGAGCAGCTTGGTGTAGAACGGGTCAAAGAGGTTACTAATGCGACCTTTGACGAAGGTGGTGATAACACGACCATGGCGACCAATCTCCTTAAAGCCTTTACGAACAAAGGCATGGAAATGCTTGATTCTAAAAGCGATTTTATAGAGTCAAACACTGATCCTATTCATATTCGCAACCAGATCGTCGGGGCGGCTGCAGAAATCTGCAAGGAAATTGAGAAGGAAGCAAAACCAGTCAAAACTTTGGAAGACATGAAAAAAGTCGCCTTTGCCGCGACTGAAAACATGGATCATGCGGTAATGATTGCAAGTATGTTCAATGTCATTGGAAAGGACGGAATAGTGACTTATGACGATAGTTATGATGACACAGTAACCTCCGAGATTGTAGAGGGATTTGAGATTGAAGCAGGTTTTACTTCTGAGGTACTTGCTAACAGAGATGACAAGACATACACTATAGATAATCCGTTGGTCTTGGTCACGAATAAAAGCATTGATTTTAAAGAAGAAATTGCACCGCTCACAACGACTCTCTACAAAGACAACATCCGTGACTTGATCGTTGTGTCAGATAACTTTTCAAAGGAAGTCTTGCACTCATTCGTAACCGCTAAAATAAACAACGTTTTCAACATCATAGCTATCAAAGCTCCGTATTTTAACCGCCCTGAGCCAATGAAAGATATAGCAGTAGCTTTGGGAGCTAAGTTCTTCGATAAGGATGCTGGATTCGATGCAAAAACGATCACAAAGGAGGATTTAGGATCGGCTGCCCGTGTCATTGTTTCAAAGGAAAAGACGACATTCATCAAGCCAAAAGGCGACACAAAGGAACGTCTAGATGAGATAACCAAGGAATTAAAAGAGAAAAAGTCTAAGTTTGACCAAGAACAGCTCAAAAAGCGTCTCGCTAAACTCTCAGGAGGAATTGGAATTATAAAGATCGGCAGCGCAACCCCGACACATACAGGCTATATCAAAAAGAAAATCCTTAATGGTGTAAATTCTGTCAAAGCTGCGCTTAAAGGAGGATCAGTAAAAGGTGGGGGCTTCACTCTTATCGAAATATCCGATAGGCTCAAAGAGAACATACTTAGTCAAGCAATCCGGGAACCATACAATCAGATTCAGAAAAACGCAGGCGGTCATCTTGAGATTGGCGACAACATTCTCGACGCAGCCTTGAATATAAAAGCAGCAGTCAAGATCGCAGCAGAGAAGGCCGGTGACATCCTCACAATCGAGTTTGCAAACGCTGACAAGTACGAAAAGCCTAAAGATTATAAAGAGGTCGAAGAATAACCAATAAAATCATATGAAATCCACAAAGAATACACAGGTAAACAAGCTCTTGCATAAGGTGCAGGTCAAGTCTAAAAACGGCGTGAAGGCGGCCAAGAAAGCATACAAGAAGTAGTTTTTAAGGGGCATTGTACCCTCATCGTAAGATGGGGGACTTACATTCCTCCCTGACTCTTGGGGTCGGGGGTACAGTGCCTCTCATAAAGCAACTATGGAAGAACAGAACACAACTGAACAGAAACATCCAGGCGGCCGCCCTACTTCCTACAGTGAGGAAATGTTACAGAAGACCAAGGAATACATCGAAGCCTGTAACGAAGAACACGAAGTAAGATATAAGCCTAAACTCGTAGAAGATAAGGTAGTTGAAGAACCGTATATTCATTACAATCCAAAGATCCCAACAATCGAAGGACTGGCTTATGAATTAAAGGTAAATAAGACAACAATCTACGAATGGGAAAACAAACACGAAGAGTTTTCCAACGTTATTGACGAATTGCGAAATAAGCAGGCTAGTCAGCTTGTAAATAAAGGACTTTCTGGCCAATACAATTCAACGATAGCAAAAGTTCTTCTCACAAAGCATGGTTATCGTGAAGGTGCAGACCTGACAACGAACGATCGTGACTTGCCGACTCCAATTCTCGGAGGAATATTGAATGCCATTTCAGATAACGACAGCAACAAAGAAAGTAGCACGCCTCAATAAGAAGATTCGTGCAATACAGGGAGGCACTTCCGCTTCTAAGACAATAAGCATTTTGCTGTATCTCATCGACCGCGCGCAGAGCGATGCAAAAAAGACCCTTACATCTATAGTTTCAGAGTCAACGCCTCACCTTAAACGCGGAGCAATCCGTGACTTCAAGACCATAATGGTCGAGCACAAATACTGGAAAGACGACCGGTGGAATGCTACTGATAGCGTGTATACATTTGAGACAGGCTCGCAAATAGAATTCTTTAGCGCAGATCAGCCTGACAAACTGCGTGGCGCACGACGCGACAGATGCTTCATCAATGAGGCAAATAATATCCCTTTAGATGCTTTCGATCAGCTCGAAGTTCGTACGAAAGAGTTTATATTCATAGACTGGAACCCAACTAACGAATTTTGGTTTTATACTGACGTTCTTGGAAAACGTGACGACGTAGAACATATAACGCTTACATACAAGGACAACGAAGCTCTTTCAAAGGAAATAGTTGATTCTATCGAACAGCGCAAAACACGTAAAAGCTGGTGGCAAGTTTACGGCTTGGGACAGTTAGGCGAAGTTGAAGGCAAAATATATAAGGACTGGCAGATTATTGACGACATACCGCACGAGGCGCGTCTTGAGCGTTATGGCCTAGACTTTGGATATACGAACGATCCTAGTGCTATAGTAGCCGTATATTACTACCAAGGAGGGTATATCTTGGACGAGATAACCTATCAGAAAAGCCTTTCAAACAAACAGCTAGCGGATATTCTGTTAGGTTTGCCGCTTTCCTTAGTTATTGCTGATAGCGCGGAGCCTAAATCAATAGACGAACTTAAGCTTTATGGGGTTAATATCCTGCCGACAACAAAAGGCCCAGGATCAATCAATCAAGGTGTTCAGTATGTCCAAGGACAACGCATATCAGTCACCAAGCGTTCGGTAAACATAATCAAAGAATATAGGAACTATCTGTGGAAAACTGACAAGGACGGCAAAATCATAAATGTACCGGATGGTGGATTCGATCATACGATGGATGCTGTGCGCTATGCGATCGCTTCTATCGTCACTCCTGAAGAAGAAATATACGAGGAATTTAACCTGTACGGACATACTTTTAAATAATTCACTCCCATTTTGCTCGTTGCCATAATTGACACGATGGCAAAGACTAGCAAGAAGAAGATTCAGTCTGATGTTGAGGCAGAGGCGATAAATATAGTTGATCGGGAACGTGTCAATTGGGAAGACGCAGTTTGCTACGTGACCGAAAAAGTTGGTTTCCGCATGCGTGAACTAATCCGTACTGTCCGTAAGAACTATTGGGGCGTGTTTGATACGCCGACCGATCCCACTACAAGCCGGGAAAAGTTCTGGGTGCCGCTCATCCGCACTCTCACGGAAGATGTGGTTAAAAACATTGACCTTGACCAGAAAGACCTGCAATTCAGGGCTTCTAACCCTGATGGCTATGCAATTACAGACGTAGCCCGTGCGTATACTCAAGACTACCTTTCCAAGATGTTCTTTGGGGAGGAGCTAGATACCTTGGAGCGCCAGCTCGCTATTGATGGAACTGTAGTTTGGAAGGCCTGGGAAGAAAACGGCCAGCTTATGCGTCGCACGGTAGACCTGCTCCACATCTACATTGACCCTGCAGAAAAAAACATTCAATCCGCATTCCGCTTTACCGAGCGCGGACTTATGACCCCTGATGAAATTGCATCAATGTCTGGTTGGATAAATACCAAAGATATTTACGGGTCTCAGACTCTCTCAAAGAACGATATTCGCGTTGGTGCTTCGGCTACCATGGGTATCCCTACGACCGGACGCTTTGTGGATGTATGGGAATGCTGGGGAAAAATCCCTAAGCGTCTTATCACTGCTGATTTTAAGGCTAAGGACGCAGATGATTATATAGATGGCCATATCATTGTTTCAGGCCTTGAAGCAGGGGATAAGCGCGTTCACTTGATTGAGGTAAACGATCGTAAGGATAAGTTTGGCACTGTCATCAAACCATACGAGGAATGCCGCATGGCAGTCATTTCTGGACGTTGGTATGGTCTTGGAACTGCAGAGCGTGCTCTTGCACTACAGGAATGGCTGAACACGGTTGTGAATATCCGCATCAATAAGTCCTATATTTCACAGTTGGGTCTTTTCAAGATTCGCCGAGGATCAAACATAACTCCTCAGATGCTATCTAAGCTTCCGTCTAACGGAGCTATTACTGTTGCACAGATGGACGACATCGAACAGTTTGAAGTTGAACCTGTGGACGAGACTTCTTACAAGGACGAGGAAGTGATAACGGATTGGGCACAGAAAGTCACCCAGGCGTATCCTGTGGCCTCTGGCGAGCAGCTACCGGCATCTCAGACGGCTACATCTGTGGCTACGCAGTCAAACGGTGCCAAGTCTTCCTACTCACTCATGAAGGACAGCATCGCGTTCTTTCTTGAGCGTTGGATGGATAGGCATGCGCTGCCGGTGATCTCCAAGACTATCCAAGTAGGAGACTTGGTGCGCTTTACATCAGACGATGAACACTATCGGCAGCTCGTCGAGCGTATCGTTTCTAACCTCGCTAAAGAGAAGCTGGATGAACTCTATGAAAGCGGAATAATCCCTGACCCAATGAAGGTGCAGGATGAGATTCAGACCCAGATTGAACTTCTTTCCAAGAAGAAAGACTTGTTCATAAAACTGACACAGAAAATCATTGCTGAACAGCTCGATAGTCGTTTCTATGTGACCAATGAAGACCTGGATACTACGGTTACTGTCCAAAATCTTATTTCTATGCTTAATCTCGCACCTGAGTATAAAGACGCTACTGTGAAGCAGATATATGACCTTATGGGTCTTCCGCAGCCTCGCCAGAATCAGCAGATCAATCCCCAGCAGCCGCAGGAACAGCCAGGACAGGAGCCTGCAACACTACAGGGCATCACAACGAACGCTATGACACCTCAGCTTGGCTAATATGCTTGATCCTGAAACTCAAAAGATAGCTACTTCCAGTGAAAAACTCAAACTTATGCTCGAGCATGATGGTTGGGGTGTTGCCCGTTCACTCCTATCGGAAAAGATTTTAGATTTGCAGATGATAGGCGATGTGGTCGATCTTACTCCTGAAGCTATGGCTGTTCAGGTTAAGGCAAAGAAGCTCGCTGCAGAAATCCTTTTTAGTTGGCTTACGAATGACATTGAAGGAACGGTCGCCCAGCACATAAACAACAATATACCAACCAAACCGAAACAGTCTTACTTGGTGAACGAGAAATAATGATTTGGTTGTCCGCCAACCTCACGCGGGCAACTTAGTCGAATAATTGCCCGTTTACAAGTAGTATCGTTTAAATATGGAACCAGAAGACATCATTACTCAAGATGGACAAGCTGATGCGTCTCAATTGAACGCGCCAGCCCCAGAGGGAGCTGATTCTAACGTCCCTGATAACTCGCCAGATACATTGACGCTCGCAGAGCTTAATGAAAGTCTTGGCAAGAATTTCAAAGACAAAGCTACAGCTCTCAAGTCCTTCAAGGACACGTTCAGCTACGTCGGTAAGCGCAAGGAAGATATTGCAAAAGAACTCGGAGGCAACACAGAAGCTCTCGCTAACGAGATTCGGCAGATCAAGGAGAATGCTTTTTTTGAAAAGAACCCTGATTACGCACCGTATCGTTCCGCGATTATCAAAATGGGCCAGAACCCAGAAGAAGTAGTTAATACGCCGGAGTTTAAGGCCATCTTTGAAAAGACTATCGGGTACGACAAGAGCCAGAGTTTAAAATCGGTACTTGTTTCTAATCCGCGGCTTGCACAATCTAAGGACAATCTTGCCAAAGCGCGTGAATCCGGTAATCAGGAGGAACGCGAACGTCTTGCGACATTGGCAGTGCTTGAAACCCTAGAGTAAGCAATCCGCAATAGCATATGGCTATTGCATCTGGTCTTTTGACCTACGGAGACTCTTCCGCAAAAGAGGACGTTGTCCTCAATGCGGTCGAAATCCTCACGGCTCAGGAAAACCAGGTCATGAACATGCTCGGTAAGACGAAAGCCATCAACATGGTTCACTCGTTCCTCACCGACACGCTCTTGACTCCTGGTTCCCTCGCAGTCGAACAGGGCGCAGACTTCACGCTCTCGACACTTACCACTCCTTCGCGCCTCACGAACATCGTTCAGGAAGTCGCAAAGGCTATCCAGGTGGCTCGTCCGCAGGAAGTCATCCAGCACTACACCGGCATCAATGAGACCGAACGTCAGACGACGAAAGGCCTCAAGGACTGGGGTAATGCTGTTGAGTTTGACCTTATCCGTTCCACGCTCGCTTCGGGCGTTTCGGGTACGGTCGCAAAGATGTCTGGTATCATCCAGGCAATCTCGAAGTCCACGAACACGTCCGTTCAGACTTCCGGTACTGTCTACTCCGCAACCATCCTTGATGGTCAGATGGTGGACTGCTGGACGAACTCGAACGGCGATGTCGCTACTGACATCTTTGTTGGCGGCGTGATGAAGCGCATCATGGATGGATTCACCCAGAAGACGAACTCGCTCGTCAACATTCCGGGTGGCCCGACCACGATCGTTCGCACGGTCACGACTTACGAGACCTCGATGGGCACGGTTACGATCCATAAGCACCGTTACGTCTTCCAGGCTGGTACTGACGCTACAAACCGCGTCCTCGGTATCCGTCCTGAGAAGCTGAAGGTTGCTTACCTTGATATGCCGTACATCAAGCCGCTCTCGGAGAATGGTGCGTACAGCAAGAAAGCTGTGTATGGCTCGATGACGCTTGAGACCCGCAACCAGGACTCAAACTTCTTCCAGTCCGGCTTCCTTCTGACTGCCTAGTACAATTACTACTTAATTGTTGTGCTTGCCCCTTCTATCGAAATTGGTTGGGGCAAGACAATTTCGACACAACATGACCGACAAATCCCATACGCAAACGCGTATCAAGAATCTTGTAGAAGGCTACAAAAAGCTATTTCCTGAAGAGTACGAAAAGGTGTGTGATGCAGTGATAATGCTTCGCCAAGTGCAGCGTGACGAATTTGCCGCTTTAAAAGGCGAGCATGTCGCGCAGCGTATCTTGCATGAAATACCTGAAAAGCTCTACCAGTCACTCGTCAAGGAACTCGATGGGGAAGAACTGCTTTATTGGAAATCTAACGAAGGCGGTCGGTGGTTTGCTAAGACATTCCCACAGTTTTCACTCACAAAAGTATAAGTATGAAAGAAATATATTGGATTTTTGCAGTAGTTTATACGTTTATTGTTTGGGGATTTTGGTGGGGTTTATTATCTATATTGCTTCCTATTTTCCCGATCATTGATTTAGTTAAATATTTGTTTAAGTAGATATGAAAATCGCACTAGCATTGATCGTGAAAGGCTCGGATGACGAAGCAGTATTGCTTGATCGCTGTCTGGATAATATCGCGTCTCATGTAGATGGAATTTTTGTTACGTCTACCTATAAAAAAGGCGAGCAGCCGAACAAGCAGATTGAAAAGATAGCTAAAGTACATGAGGCACATCTATCCACGTTTGAATGGGTTAATGATTTCTCGAAAGCACGTAACTATAACTTTTCTACGGTTCCAAAAGATTATGACTATATCCTCTGGTGCGATGCAGACGATATGTATCGTGGACTGGAGAAGCTAAAACCTACCTTGGAGGAGAATCCTATGGTAGATGCTTTCTCGTTCTGGTATCTCTACGAATTTGACGATGAGAAGCAGCCGACGGTTGTTCATAAAAAGACCATGGTTGTCCGTAATGACGGCTGTGCAGAATGGAAAGGCGCGTTGCACGAAGACCTATGCCCAACACGTCATATCGAGACTAAGTTTGTGGAAGGCATCGACCGTATGCACTTTACGAACGAGGAGCGCATTGAGACAGCTCGACAACGTAACGTTGATGTTGCTAAAAGCCAGGTAACAGGAGATAAGAACGACCCGCGCGGGTACTTTAATTTGGGTAACTCATTCATCGGCGTTGGAAACTACGAGGAAGCAAAGCAGGCGTTAAATACATTCTTGATGTTGTCTAGTTCAGACGATGAGAAGTACATTGCCATGCTTCGTCTTGGATTGATTGAGGACAAACTAGGCAACAAAGATGAATGCATCAAGTGTTTTCAGACAGCTATCGGTATGCAGCCGACGTATTCCGATGCATACCTGCAGCTTGGGTTCATGTTCTTTGCCTACGACCAGCTAGACAACGCCGAGCACTATCTTTTGCAGGGACTTGTCCGCAAGCCGCCGTACCACAACATCATTGTGTTCAATCCTAGAGACTACGACTACAACCCAATGAGCACTCTTGCCAAGGTGTATTTCAAGAAGTCGCGCCCTGATCTTGCGTTGCCTCTATTGGAAGGCTGCCTTGCTATATATCCGAATAACAAACGCCTGAAGACTGTCGTAAAGGACATTCAGGTGGAAAACAAGCGTCTTGAAAAGGTGGTAAAGCTCGTGCAAAAGCTCGAAGGTATAACTGATGAGAAAAAGCTTAAAGCCGCACTCTCGAAAGTTCCGAAAGACCTACGCTCACATCCGGCCGTCTGCTCGATCCGCAATAAGCATTTCATAAAGACCGAATCCAGCGGAAAGGACATTACATACTACTGCGGTGTCACAACCCACGTATGGAACCCTATTATGGCCCGCACAAAGGGCATAGGAGGATCTGAGGAGGCTGTAATCAATCTATCTAAAGAATGGGCTAAACAAGGCTACAACGTCATCGTATACGCGAATATAGGGCATGAGGAGATCATTGACGATGGTGTAACCTACAAGCCTTTCTGGGAGTTCAATATGAAGGACAAAACCGACATTCTGATCTTATGGAGGCATCCGAAGCTCCTAGATTATGAACTGAATGCCGGGAAGGTGTTCGTGGACATGCACGATGTCGTCGGAAAGGGTGAGTTCAATGAGAAGCGCATCGTCAAGCTTGATAAGGTGTTCGTAAAAACAAACTTTCACCGTTCGCTATTCCCTAATATCCCTGACGAAAAAATAGCCATCATCCCGAATGGAATGGATTTTGAACTGTTCAATCAGGATGTTAAAAAAGACCCGTATTTGCTTGTGAATACCTCGTCCCCGGATCGCTCGATGGACGTGCTGCCGGAGTTGTTCAAGCGCGTGAAGGAACAGGTGCCACAGGCGCGCCTCAAATGGGCATATGGGTGGGAAATCTTTGATAACACCTACTCAGACGACAAGCAGATGATGGCTTGGAAGAAGAAAATCGTCTCTGATATGAAAGATGCCGGTATTGAAGACATGGGAAGGCTTTCTCAGAAAGAATGCGCCAAGCTATACCTCGAAGGCTCGATCCTTGCATACCCGACTGAATTTGCAGAGATTGATTGTATCACGGTCAAAAAAGCACAAGCATGTGGCTGTACTCCTGTAACTACTGATTTCGCTGCATTGGCTGAAAGCGTCAAAATGGGATATATCGTCCATTCGCCAAAAACAAAAGACGACTGGTCGCGCGACCACAAATGGTCATATGGTATTGAAGGCGAAAAAGAAAAAGCCGAGTGGGTCAAAGGATGTGTTAATGTTCTAAAAAATCCATTTGATACTTCCGTGATGAAAAAATTTACTGAGCAATTTGCGTGGCCATTAATAGCTAAACGTTGGAGTGACACATGGATATAGAATCAAAGTTTGGTGATCTTGGTGTTGATGCTGTTACTGGTATAAAACTCATGAGACTTTTGAATGTCTCTACCGAGGATTTTGTCGATGAGATGCGCTTTATGCGCTTTAAAGATGTTATTGATTATTTTAAGGATATTCCTGACACAAACTATATAATCAATAAAGTTACAGTAGGAAAGCCGGTGGATAAACTCGATCACGTATGGGGGTATGTCGAACTGACAAAACAGAAAGCCCGCATCAGGTCAGACATCGAAGGAACCATGTCAAAGATTGATACGCTCTCTAGCCTTGGAGATGAGATGCAGAAAGATATGGTGAAAAGTTTGACAGAATCACTTGCGTATAAAAAGGTTGAAGCACAGAAGGTGGAGAAGCAGATGGAGGCATATGAAAGGTAAGATACATTTTATTTGGCAAGGAATCTCAAACCCCAAAATCCGAGAACATTGGAAGGATGGTCTTTATGCTGCGATGCAGTTGCTGGAGAAAGAATATGATGTCACTTATGGAGAACCGTGGGATGATGTGCCGAGTGACGCAACAATCATGTACTGGGAAGCTCCTTGCACTATCCGTGGCGAGAATGCACATCATTACATGAACGTCATGAACAAGCTGAACAAAAAAATACTATTGTTCGCTGGGGGGCCTATAAAAACTGAATGGGTAAAGGGATTCGATATGATATGCGTTGAGAGCAAGGTAAATCTTGAGGAATTTCAGCATATTGGTATGCCTGTCATGACCGCGTTTGGCATCAATGACGAGATATTCAAGCAAAAGCCGTTTAGTAAGGTGTATGATGGAGTCCATCATGGCACATGTGCATCATGGAAGCGGCAACATCTTGTAGGAGAAGCTTTAGGGGATAGAGGGCTGCTTGTCGGACGTTACCAAGAGACCGACCCGATGCCTTTTGAGGTTGCGAAGCGTTTTGGAGCTATTGTTCTAGACCAGCAACCATACGAGAAAGTATGCGACCTGTTGAATCAATCGCACTGTCTTGTGCAGACATCCGATGAATGGGGAGGCGGTCAGCGTGCTACACTTGAGGCAATGGCGTGTGGATTGCCCGTTGTGTGCATGAGCGACAGCCCGAAGAATCGTGAATATGTCGAAGAAAGCGGATGGGGAATCGTAGTAGAGCCTGACAAACACCAGATCGCAAAAGCAGTAGATCAAATGAAAACACTTACAGGTAAAAACCTCGGTATTGAATACATAGCCTCAAAATGGACTGCAAAACACTATGCAAACGCCCTTAAAGAAGCTATATGCGCTATTCAATAGTCATTCCCATATACGACCCAGAAGGAAAGAATGAAGCGATGACAGCATCGTGTATTTCTAACGTGCTAAAGAACAGTTCAGACTACGAATATGAACTTCTCCCGATCTATCACAAAAATCTTAACTATTCGACGGCTGTAAATCTAGGTTTGAGGCGTACGACGGGAGATTACATTGTAATCCTAAGTAATGATGTAGAAGTACATGATCCAAAATGGCTTGAAAAATATAGCCAAAATGACGGTATTACATCGTTTAATCACTATCCCTTCTATCTTACGGGAGAAATTGTCCCCGATGCATCATGTTTTGGTATGGACCGCGTGACATTCAACAAACTTGGCTACCTAGACGAGATTTTTAAGGACGGATACGGCTATGAGGATACGGATTATTGGTTTCGGTGCAAAGAACTCGGTATACCGTTTAGTACTGTGCGTATGGATATAGTTCATAAGGAAAATCAGACATTCAAGACCTATTTTTCTTCAGAAAAGGAAGCTATGACCGAAAAAAACAAACAATTGTTCGTCAAAAAATGGAATCTATGATGACTGTTTCGGTGATAATTCCTACCCAAAACACTCGCCCTGGCATGCTTGCTGAAGCTATCGAATCTGTGGAAAAACAGACAGTAAAACCAATAGAGATTCTAATAGAAAGTATAGGGAAAAACGGTTGGGAGAAGATGAATGTTGGCGTTGGTAAATCAAAAGGGGATTGTTTTATAATCTTGAGCGACGACGACAAACTTGACCCAACATACATTGAGAAAACGGTCGCTCTTATGACAAAAACCAGTGCTGACATCATCGCAACTCCGCTTGAATGCTTCGGAGATGAAATTGGAGTGCATGGAGTTGGCCAATTTCCTTTTTTTACAGCACTATGTAGAAAGAGTATATGGACAAAAGCCGGTGGATGGGACGATATAGGCCCGTCATCAGATGCAGATTTTTGGTATAAGTGCTTTGAGTTAGGCGGTAGGATGGAAATACTAGGAGAACCTTTATTTAAATATAGAAAACATGCAGGGCAGGAATCAAAAAAAATTACAGACCAAGAGTGGGCAGATACCAATAAGTTAGTATATGAACGGCACGGGAGGAATTAAAATATCGGTACTTACACCGACCATACGACCAGAGGGACTAAAAATCATTAAGGACTGCTTATGTGAGCAGACTTTTACCGATTTTGAATGGCTTGTAGATATTGGACTCGGTAAAAAGCACGATTTGAATCAGGCATGGAATCGTATGCTACGTCGCGCCAAAGGTGAACTGGTAGTTTTTTATGAGGACTACACAAAAATTGATCCTGAAGGCCTGCAACGTTTTTGGGACGCCTATACAAACAGTCCAAAGACCTTTTTCACTGCAGCGGTAGGAAAGTCAAAAAACCTTGATTTTATAAGCCCCAAATGGGACTGGCGATACTTAAAATATGGCGAAATTGGCTACGATCACTGTGAGATGGATTGGGGGGCTGCCCCGCTGGCTGCTCTAAAGGAAATAGGTGGCTTTGACGAAGAACTAGACAATTTTTGGAGCATGGATAACGTTTCTGTCTGTAAGCGTGCAGACATGCTTGGTTATTCGTTCATGAATATAGACAATCCGGCAGTTGCATACGATCACGATGAGCATATGCCACATCCTTTCAGAAAGGATTACAAGCCTGTCATGTCCAATCTGATAATGGAACGGTATAAAGAAAACCCTAATTTGGGCTACATCTAATTCACTTTGAACGTAAAAAGTGCCATAGTTTCAAAAATTTGCAACTATGGAAAAACCAAATAAGGAGCGAATGAGATGCCAGACCTGCAAAAAACTAGAGAATGGCGTAAAAACTATTCATTTTGATACTCCCACAGAAGAAAAGGGAATTTTTAAATGCAGTATATGTGGCGCGCATACTCCATACGTAATTACAAGGATCAGAGAAACTAAAAGCACCGCATAGGGTGCTTTTTAATTTCACTCCCATTTTTTTATGTATTAGCCTTTAAATGACAAGGCGGTTTCCAACCTTACCTTTGCTCGGATTCGTAGAGGTGCGAATCCATCAAAAGTATGACTATTGGAGACATCTTAAACAAGATAACCGCCATCACGAACGTCGATACGACTGTGTATACCAATGCACAGCGTCTTATCGACATAAATATCTGGCAGCACAAAGTCCAGTCCATGATCTTCACCTCAATGGATGAGGTGGATTTTGATGACTATAACTTTTCTGATTATCCAGAACTCACGACCCCGCTTGTCGCAGGACAGCGTGACTACACCATCCCGTCGTCTGAAAAAGTAGTTTCTATCAAGCGTGTCGATATTTCCTACGATGGCGTGAATTACTACCGTGCCTACCCGATGGATACGGGTGAGATTTACGAGGGTCTTGGCCCCGCATCGGCAACCACGCAGCAAGCGAAAGTAGACCAACTTTATCCTAAAACTTCACCTCGCTACGATGTCGCGTACAACTCTGTGCGGATTTTTCCTGCACCAGTTACAGCAGATGTGACCAATGGGGGAAAAATCTTTATCGAATGGAACCGTGAATTGCAGGAATTTACAGCATCTGACCTCACGAATGGAACGAAAGTACCTGGTTTTGATACTGAATTTCATCCAATCCTCGCATACGGAGCTTCCTTTGATTTTTTCATGGGAACTGGACAGCTCAAAGACGCCGAATATGCTCGCTCAATTTTAAACGATTTGGAAGCACGTCTGATTGCTACTTACGGCAAGAAACAACTCGACCGAACCAACACATTAGTGCCATTACAAAATAGTTATAAGTAAATGTCTAATTGGACAAATGATTATCCATATGAGAACGGGGCGCAGATTTCATACGACGAATCTGGGACTAATTACGATGATACCCGATACACATATGATGGCAAATTGATAACCATTTGGACGAATGACACAAAATCTTCATGAGTAATACGACTTATCCAACTTCAATAGACACACCAACAAATCCACTAGCGACAGATGGTCTGAGTAGTGTTCCGCATGCTTCCCAGCATAGTTTTGAGAACGACGCGATTGTTGCTCTTGAGACAAAAGTCGGTGCAGATGGTTCAGCAGTTACTTCAACCCACGACTATAAACTCTCAGGTGTTACAGGAAGCGACAAGGCGGTTTCCAAGACAGGTATTGAAACTCTTACCCAAAAAACCCTCACTTCTCCAAAAATAAATGTTGGATCAGATGCAACAGGAGATATGTACTACCGAGATAGCGGTGGTGCATTTGTACGTCTTCCAGCTGGTACTGATGGTCAGATTATTTCATACCTCAGTGGCCTTCCTACGACTATTGCCAATCC